AATCTCCGCCGCATTCGGCTGCTCAAAGTTATACTTTAACTTTTCCACAATCCATTACCAACGGTTATTTTTTAAAGACAGATGGTTCAGGTAATTTATCATTCGCAGAAGTAAATGTTGATGATACAGCTTGGCAATCTTCTATTGTTACAGCGGCTACTTTATCAGCTGTAGTAGGTTATGGATATTGGATCGATACAACATCTAATGCATGTACTATTACATTACCAGCTTCAGCAAATGTTGGAGATCAAATTATTTTTGTTGACTATGCTAGAACATGGGCAACTAACGCAATTACATTAAGTTTAAATGGTTTAAAATATCAAGGTGGTATTAACAATCCTATTTATGACACAAATGGTCAAACAGTTAATATAGTTTATTCAGGAGCAACTAAAGGTTGGATTCCAATTTCGGATGATGATGTATTTGATGAAGGTACTTTACCTCCTTATTCAGGTGATTTTTTAGTAGTAGCTGGCGGCGGTGGTGGTGGTTATGGTTTTACTGGTGGTTATTATGGTGGCGGTGGAGGTGGTGGAGGATATAGAAATTCTTTTAATAGTGAAACTTCAGGAAGAAATTCATCTTCAGAATCATCTTTAAGTTTTCAAGTAGGAGTAACATATACAGTAACTGTCGGTGCTGGTGGAGCTATTACTAGTAATGGTGTTAATGGAACAATTGGTGGAAACAGTTCAATTATAGGAGGATCAATTTCAATTACATCTACAGGTGGAGGATATGGTCAAGGTGGAAACGATAGTGTAAGAGCCCAGGCTGGTGATGGTGGTTGTGGTGGTGGAGCAGCTGATGGAATTAATTATACATCTTCTGCAGGAGGATCCGGAACTGCCGCTCAAGGATTTGATGGAGGTACTTCTACAGGAGGTAATGAAGCTGCTGGTGGTGGTGGAGCTGCTGCAGTAGGAACATTTGGTACAGGTGGAGATAGCTCTCCAGGGGGAGCAGGTTTAGCTTCTAGTATTACAGGTTCAGCAGTAACAAGATCAGTTGGAGGAGATGGTGCAGATTCCTCTCCTGATAGTAAAACTGCTAATAGAGGAGAGGGCGGAGATGCATCAAAAGATAATCTTACCGCTCCTACAACAGGTAGTAGTGGAGTTGTTATTATAAGAGTTCCAACTGCTAGTTATTCTAGTACAACAAGTGGTTCGCCAAGTGTTTCAACAAGTGGATCAGATACAATAATGATATTTAACGCAAGTGGGAGTTACACAGGATAATGGCAAATTTTTGTAAAATAAATAATAATAATGAAGTTATAGAGTGCGTTGTAGTTAGCGATAATATTGCTACAACAGAACAATTAGGAATTAATTTTTTAAGAAATTTATATAATGAACCTGAAACAAATTGGGTACAAACTTTTAGCGATGGAACAAGAAAACATTTTGCTGGAGTAGGTTATACATATAATTTAACAGAAGATGCTTTTATACCACCAAAACCTTATCCATCTTGGATGTTAAAAAAACCTGAATATATCTGGGAATCTCCAGTTGGTGATCCTCCATTAACTTACACTAAAAATTTAACACAAAGAGATGGCTCTCCTCAAGGAGATTTTTATGTATGGAATGAACTACACCAAAAATGGGAAATTAGAGATTAATAGAATAGGATTATAAATGTTATTAGGTATTAACGCATTTGCAGAAGCTCCGTTTTCAGCTACGAATTTAGATTTAGGTAATGTAAAAGTTGTTACACTAGGTAATCAATTTACCGTTAATATTGGTAACGTAAGTATTTCAGCTAATAATATTATTCAAATTGTTAATGGTGATGATTTAGATTTAAGTGTTGGAACAGTTACTATTACAGGAGATGCAAGTTTTGAATTAACAGGTAGTCCATTAACATTAGGAAATGGTAATGTAACAGTTACTGCTGGAGCGACGGCAGATGTTACAGGAAACCCACAAACTTTAACAACAGGCACAGTAACAATTACAGGTACTTCTTTAGTTAACCCAACAGGAACACCAATTACCTTGGCAAGTGGTACGATAAATGCTATAGTTTGGACTGAAATAAATCCAAATGCTACAGGTGTTTGGACTGAAATAGATACGGATTTATAATATGGCATCAACATACTCACAAGATTTAGCTTTAGAAAAAATAACAACTGGTGAAAAAGCTGGTTTATGGGGAACCATAACTAATACTAATTTACAAATTTTAGAACAATCAGCATCAGGTTATATAGCAATAGATATGGCTGGGGCTAATATTACATTAGCTTTAACAGATGGTGCTACATCAAACGGTAAAAATTTATACTTTAAATTAACAGGTACTTTATCTGGTGATAGAACTTTAACTATGCCTGCTACAACTACAGGAGGTGTAGCAACTAGAGTTTTTATTATAGAAGATGCAACTGTTAGAGGAACATCAAATAGAACTTTAAGTGTTTTAACTGCAGGTTCTGCAGCTTCTGTTAAAGTTCCAGTAGGTGGAAAAATGGTACTATACTCTGATGGTACAGATACTAAATTAAGCATTTTACAAAAATCATATTATGCCATTAATGATACATTCGCACCTTACCCAGCAGTAGCTGGTGATCAATTAATTTGTAGTACAAATAATAACCCATTTACTATTAACTTACCGGCAACACCTAGTGTTGGTGACGAAGTTACAATTATAGATGGCTTAGCAACTTTTGCTACTAACAATTTAACAATCAACCCTAATGGATCTAATCTTAATAGTGCAGCAGCTAATTTAGTTTTAAGTACAAGTGGACAATCATTAACACTTGTTTACATTAATACTACTAGAGGTTGGACTTACAAAAATACTTAGGAGCTAACATATGGCTCTAACTCAAATTAAATTTGCCCCAGGAATAGACAAACAGGATACTTCTGTTGGTGCACAAGGTCGTTGGGTAGATTCTGATAATGTTAGATTTAGGTATGGTCTTCCAGAAAAAGTTGGTGGTTGGGCTTCTTTACTTAATCAAACTATTGTAGGAGTTGCTAGAAAACAATTACCATTTGTAGATAATACAGGTAATAGATATGTAGCTATTGGTACAGATAAATTTTTACTTATTTATTTTGAAGGACAGCTTTTTGATATTACTCCGTTTAGATTTGATGCAAATAATGTACAAGAACAATTTTTAACTTCTAGTGTTTCTGCAACAAATGGTTCAACAACTATAACTGTTACAACTAAAAACGGTGGAGCAGTTGTACCTCATGGTTTATCTATTGGAGACATGGTTGTCTTTAATAATTTTGCAGCAGGTACTACAGGTATTGCAACAGCAGATTTAGAAGATAAAGTTGTACAAGTTATTTCAATTCCTACAGTCAACACATTTACAGCAACAATACCAAACGCAGCAACAGCAACAGCAGCTGATGCAACAGTTGATATACAACCTTATCAAGTTGTTGGTCCTGCTGAACAAGAATATGGTTATGGTTGGGGTATTTCTACATTTGGTGGAGTTGTAACAGGTAGTACAGATACAGGTTGGGGAGTAGCAGTAGCGGCATCCACACAAACTCTAGAACCTGGACTTTGGTCTTTAGATACATTTGGAAATGTTTTAATAGCAACTATTGCTAATGGTAGAACTTATACTTGGGATTCAAATATTGCTGCTAGATTTACAACAAGAGCATCAGTAAATACAACAAATTTTTTAACAACTTTAAATCCAGTTGCATCAAGAGCAACTTTAGTTTCACCAACTACTCAACATTTAATTCATTTTGGAACTTGCACAACTTACAATGATGCAAGCACACAAGATGATATGTTTATTAGGTTTTCTAATAATGAAGATATTAATGGTTATGATGTTAAAGCTACTAACACAGCTGGTACATTTAGATTACAAGATGGTACAAGAATTGTCGGAGCGTTAACCGCTAAGGAAACTATTCTTGTTTGGACAGATAGTGCTTTATATACAATGAAATTTGTAGGAGCTCCATTTACATTTGGCTTTGAACAAGTTGGAACTAACTGTGGTTTGATTGGTAAAAATGCAGCAGTAGAAATAGATGGTATTGCTTATTGGATGAGTAATAATGGTTTTTTTGCTTTTGATGGTACAGTTAAATCTTTACCATGTAGTGTTGAAGATTATGTTTATGATGATGTTGATACAACAAAAGGTCAAC